ACCGGCCATCGTGAACGTGGTGCTTGCACAAACACGCACGCCGTCGATGTAGAACTTCACGTTCGATTTGTTTGTCAGGTCGATAGTGAAACGCTTGAAGGTCGTTGACAACGACGTTGCGGCTGAAACTGGCGCCGTGTCGGTGACGTTGTCGTCGGTCTGGCAAGTGACATCCGTTGTTGATGTCGCACCAACCATCTGAAACAGAATCAACGCCGTCATTGCTGACGGGTCGTCGTTTCGTGCAGAAGCAAGGCCCCAACTGATCGTGGTGCCACTTGTGCAGCCGCTCACCTTCACTCGGAATTCCGCAGTGAAAATGTCGTCGATGTCAAATGAAAGCGCATCGCCATGAGCGAGGCAAACGTTCTCCACTTCGCTGGTTGATGCCAGTGTCAGCACCGCGCTTGATGCGTTGCGGACATAGGTCGGCGTTCCAGCCGCTGACGTGTCCACAGCAAGCCACGGAGTTGCTGGGTCTGCTGACGTTGGAAATGTCGCTGACGTTCCGAAGAAGTCATCGACGTACTCTTGGAAATTGGCAATACCGGCCATCGTAATCACCTTTCAAAACGGGTCGTCGCATTCCGCTACCGTTGGGAGTGCGTCAAAGAACGGCGGGAAACGACTGTCCCCGCCGTGATTCATCCTGCCAGAGCACTAAGCCCCGACGTTCTTGTACAGTCCGCGATAGTCGATGGCTGCAACGCCAAACGTCTGACGAACCTTGTACTTGTACACGTCCTTGTCGAAGTCCCATTCGCTTTCGAGAACTGGAGACTGCTCGCCTTCAAGGAATGTCAGTTCGATGGTGTCGACCTGGCTCGTGCTTGCTGCCAAGTACCAAGCGGTTGAACTGTTCGCATCGAGCGTTGGGTCAACGATGACCCGCAGCGGACGTGAGCCGTTTGGCCCGTAGATGTTCAGCGTGTTGCTGTTGCCTGCTGCTGATCCACCGACTGACGGATCGGCAATAGACCCAACAACCTGAAGTGCGGTTGCACTGATCGCAACAGGGACGATCAGAAACGATGGCTGAAGATTCAGCACAACACTGCTGTTCAGACCCTTCTTGGTCATCATGCTGGTAAACGCGACGTTCAGTGAGGTCACGCTGATTGCCGTACCGCTGCTGGTCAGGTTTGCATGACCGCCAGCACTCGTCTGGGCAGTAGCATTGAACAGTGCACCAGTGTCTGCCATCGTTGGATTCGATGTCAGGATGTTGTAAACCGCTGCGTTCTGCTTGCGACGACATGCAGCACCCTGCATTGCTGGGATGCGGCTGATTGCGTCGAGGTCGTCATTCACGACAGTTTCCCAGGTGACTGAGAAAATGCTGCCGTACTTTTCAACCTTGTAGACTTCCTTTGCATCGCTCATTGGCGACTCTGGATAGTCCTGACGTTCAGCAACCATTTCCGGTGAACCCATTTCAGAGAACCGGATGCGGTTGATGTTCTTGAAGTCTGCCACAGTCCCAGCGTTGCGTGCCCACAGTTCCCAGGTGTATGGGGCCTCTTCGTAGGCGGCAAGCAGCGTCTTGTTCTGAGCATCAAGCATCAGGTTCGCGAAACTGCCGGTCGTGTGATATGCCGATCGTTCAACACGGAATCGGTTGAGCGTCGCAGGATGACCCATTGCAACCAGTGCGATGTCTTTCGGTGACATTCGCTGCACATTGCAACCGAGCTTTGCCACGCACATTTCAGCCATTCGAGACAGCTTCATGTTGTGGAAATCTTCGTGGCCCATTGCTGGAGCCTCGATGATCTTGCCGCGAATTCCTGCCTGTCGAGCACTTCGCAGGACAAGACCGTCCCGCATTGCCGAAAACAGTTTGTCATCCGCTGACTCAGTGACTGATACACGTTCATCGGTGGCCGTTTGGCCTGCTGGTTTGTTTGCCATTCGTTCCAAAATCCTTGTTCTTGCAGTGTTGAGGTCAACGCCGCCATCACAGAGTTGGTCGGCAAACGATCGTTCAATTTTGTGCGCGGTGCACAGAGCCTGAATTTCCTTGCGTCGAACAGTGTCGGCCTTGAGTGCTCGGCCAATTGCCTGCTCGATCTTCTTGGTTGCGTCCTCGCCATCCATGTTCTCGACTGGCTTTTCTTCCGTCGGAACTTCGGCAGGCTTTTCGCCGTCCATATTTTCGACCATTGATTCTGGTGCTTCTGCTGCTGGTGTCAGTTTCCCAACAACCCATGCAAGCACCTGATTCGGATCAGTCATTCCTTCGGGCAGTCCCATTGCTGCGAGCTGGCCCAATAGTGCCTCGTCCATTCTGGTTACCTTTCTTTCGAGGTCTGTATAGGACCTGCGGACAGTGGAATTCTCGTCTGCACCTGTGGCACAGATCGAAGCGTTATGCGGTTGCCACCTCACATGGATGACTGCCGGTCCTTCAATCACCGCACCTCGTTGCGTCGTGTAGCTCTGTCCATGCGGAATAAAGAGCGATTCGATTGGAAGTGCTGTGATTGAAAAGTCTGTGATGTGCCCTTCGTCCATTCTCTGGCGAATGACCTGCGCTTCTTCATCGCTTGCGAAAACAGGCTGGCCATGCAGTTCGCCATTGATCACCTGCAATCCGCGAATGCTGCCAAGGATGTTTCGGACTGTCTTATCGTCGTGACTGTCAACGATGGGCATCTGTTGCATTCCAGAACGCAACACAACACCGTCCATCAACAATACTTCATTGATCACATAGCCCCGGTCTTCGTCGTATCGCCTTACTGGCGTTTCCGTGGCGACAACAACGTCCGTCACTCCTTGTGAGTAACCAACTTGGCGCATCACAACGCTGGCGAGTCTTTGAGGCGGTAGCGTGCCCTTCTTACGTGGCATTTTCCGTCTCCGGTACTTGAGTCAGGTCTGTGTCGACTGTTCCATCGGCGGCATCACTTAGCAGCATGTTTGCCGTTGCTTCCGTGAGTCCGAGCGACTGAAGAAACACTTTTGATTTTGTTTCGCTTGCCGTTCCGGCGATGTACTCGGCGAGAATGTCCTCAATCGCTTTTCGATTGCGTCCCCATTGCAGACGCGACATATCAGCCATTTCACCCGCTGGCTGATTCGGTGTGCCAGTCGGATTTGCAGACGATGCCGCAAGTTGCTGTGCTTCGGCCTGTGTCGAATCAACGTTCGCCATGTCCGCAGTAACAAGCCCGAGCTGCCGTTTCAGTTTTTCCTCTTTGGCTCGCTGGTAGAACACGTTGCGCCAACTCTTGCCACGCTGCCCAAGTTCATCCTGATATGTGCTTTGGAATGAATTCAACGCCGCGTCTGATGCCGCCTGTTCGCTTTGAGGGTCGACCCATTCCCATGCGGGAGTCTGCCATTCCACGGCAGTTGACGTGCGTCGATCGTCGAGGATGTCAGTCATTGACGGAAAACCATCGACTCCGGCAGTTGATGCCTGATCGCAGAACGCATCCCAAATCGGCTGACACATGTGCTGAACGAGATACTTCTGCCAACGTCGAAAGCGTCGGCGGTCTTCCAGCATCGATGTGCGGCTGCTACTGTAGGACGTGCCTGAGTAGTTGCGTGAAACAACCTCGTAAGACAATCCCGTCCCAACTGAGATGCCCCGAAGCATCAGGTTGATCCACGGTTCTGAAGCTGAATTCGGTCGCCCGGGATTGATCGACTCGACTGATTCGCCCGGCTGCAACCGGACGACCATTGCTGGTTCAAGGTATTCAAACGAATTGCCGTTCGTGTCGGTCGTTTCTTCATCCGTCGATGGCATCAAGCCACTGCCAGCCCTGCCGTTTGTTGTAATTGCAACGCCAAAGCAAGACGCCACCGCCGAGGCTTGAATCTCGTTATCCACGTAGACCCCGAGATCGCGCAGCCATGACAGCACAGGAGCGAACCACGATACGCCGCGACTTTGGCCGATACGGTCAACGCGATAGAGATGGATGATCTCTGACGCATCAATTCGCTCAGGAGTCGCCCTCGTTGCATAAGGACCGTTTGGATGCTCTGGATAGATCCAATACGCTAACGGCTTGCCAAGGTCGTCAAGTTCGACGCCTCGGATGATCTTGTTCCCGCCCGCTCGATTGATCTTGTACGTATCCCGATCGCTGGCGAGTCGATCGCATTCAATCAACTCAAGAGCCAACGGAACAGGGCGATAG